TCGCCCTGAATCCCTGTAACCCCAGAAATTACACCATGAATAAACCGCTCTAACGCTTGGCCCTCTAACGGACCGGAAGTCTGCTGTAAATATCCGCCTGTGGCGCTAGTGTTAGACACGGTTGTTCACCTTCTCAAGGACCCCATAAGCAACAACAAACCCACCACCATAATTTAAAAAGTCTTCTGGCTCCTTGTGGAGTGTGTACCGATTGCCTCTTGTGATGATTATATCTGAGTATCCGTTCTCGCCCTCGACCGTAAGAATGCCCGCGTAATATATAACGATGGCGTCTTTTAACTTGGTCCCATCTGGCAATCTTGCCAATGCCTCCGACGGGGCCGGTTGAATCACGGCCACAGCATCAATCGGCGCAGATTCTGTAAGAACGTGCTCACCATATTGGTTGACGGATGAATCCCTATTGATGATCTGTATGTTGTCGCAAAAATCAGGATCTTTAAGAAGAAAAGAAACATCAATAAGGGCCATTATTTACCCCTTGCTGTTTTTATTACATAGGTCACAGCGTTTCTTAGCTGCCCCGTTCTAATCAATGGCTTTGTTCCTTTGAAGCCCGCACTCCTGCGGTCCTTTAAGGTTTCTTCTGATAGCGCCTTGAATCCTTCGCCTTTAGTGATTGTGGCTTTGACGCTGTTCTGAGCCGCAAGCCCTGCAATATTTAAACCTTTATCCAATGCCCCAGGGGAAAAGAGATTTTTTATTGTGCTTTCAAGCGCGCTGCCGATCTTGTCATGAGCCTTGCGAACGCCTGGAATTAAAAAGGGGCGGGCTTCAATGTTCTTTGCCGCGCTGCCGAACTCATGCAAATACGCCAAAGAGGCATTAGAAAGGTCATCTGACATTTTGCGGCGGCCTCCGTCGCGAGGGTATCCAACCTGAACGGCCTTCCCTGATAGTGCCGAAATAGCACCAAGGGTATCGCTAACCTTGTCAGTCTTTACTTGCACTCCCTTCATAACTGATAGCAGCCGTGGCCGTGCTGCCTGATGAGCTGGATGAAAATTTTCCCATAAGATGAGCTGTTCCAGTGTCCGGCATTCAGCTCCAGAGACGACGAGGAGTCGTAAGATACCGAAACGCTGCCAACCGCTTTTGATTGAACTGGACCGGCTGCACCTGCGCTGTCTGCGCCTTGAGCGGCGATAAATAAATGATGCGCCGTGAAAAGCTCAATTGCTTGATTGTATAAACTGCCTAACGCCTCGTCAGAGACGAAGCCAACAGCAAGAGAGGACCAGAAAGTTATGACAGGATCAGGATATCGCACCGCATCAGAGAACGCGGGGAAATTTACTCTAAACTGTGCGATATCCATAAAACCCTACTGAGGATCCAAAGATTCTTGGCCTTCCTCTTTCACTTCTTCTTTCACTTCTTCTTCTGCCTTAGTCGTGGCAATAACAACCGCATCGCCACTAGCCACCAACCCATTAAAGAACCAGTCTTTAGAGCAGTCAACTGGAATGGAATGCTGCCCAACTCCATACGTAATGCCATCAGAAAGAGTGACTGGACGTTTCAAGACAACTTGGCAATATCCATGATACCCTACAACTAAAGCCTCCTCCGGATTAGAGGTAGGGGCATCAATATCTTTTACTGAGTTATTTTTTTTCATTAGATGCCGTCCCTGTAGATCAATGTTTCTGGATAAACAATCTCTAATTCTCCATAAGCCCAGATATAAGGAGCATTAAAGCTAATGCCCAACGTGTAGGGCGTTTCTCTGCGCACTGGCACCATCGGAAAGCGAACATAATCAACATTGTTGGTATAGGCAACCATGCGGTCAGAACCAGCAACGCCACGACCAGCTAAGTATTTGGCGGGGCGGATTTCTAATGGTGTGCCGTTATTACGAAGCGCAATGCTGTTCTCTTCCAAGTATGTCAGGATTGACTTATCGCCTGCGGCGCTAACGATTTTGCTAGCAATGAAAGCGAATTTTGTAGGAGGTAGCAAAATTTTGTTAGGGCAAATTGCATAACCAGAGGCGGCCCATGCTGTCCGTAACATTTCATCTACCTGTGCAAGGATTACATCAGCGGAAGCCGAGGCCCAAGCCCCACCAGTAACAGGGCCGACGTTAATTTCTGTAGAGTTAAGCAACCCTTTAGATCCTGTGTCCTCATCGCCGATATAGACCATCTCATCGGTATGCATTTGGTACATCCGATTCATGGCGCTAAATTGCGCTACGTCTAACGATTGCCCCAGCAATTGGGACCTCTCAAGCTCCACGCTTGTATAGGACAATTGATTGCCCAACAAACGTATTGGCTTTGAAAGCAATTGTCCGTCAATGCTAATGCCTGGCAAAACGGTAGTCTTCGCAGTGATCCACGGCTTGCCGTTAGCGCGCTGCGTGCCGGTGGATGCAAAGGACGAACGAATAAAAGAAGTCGATTCGTGCGACATTGAAACACCTGGACGCAACATGATGTCACGGCCCCAAGATACAGCCGCTAATGGCTCATATAACTTGGGATCTAAATTGTCTAGCTGGTTTATGAAATAAGAAAGAGTGCTCATGTTTATGCCACCAATGTATTGTTAAAAGAAACTTTAATTTCTGCGTTTTTGCTTTCATCCAGTCCATCAACCGCCCAGCTATAGCCGGACACTTCTTGAACATTCGCCGTCAAAGTGGCCGAAAACTCACCTAGTCCAATCGTCGGAAGATTTGCGGTTCTGCAAACGTAAACCTTGCCCCCGCGAACTGGTGTGCCGATTTTGCAAAGAACATTTATATAGCCTTCTGTCACCACACTTTGTAGCGCTTTGGGATTCGGCGAACCGTCAACAGGACCAGATATAGCAGGAGCATGACGAGCCAATACACCAAAAATCTTAATTCCGCTGTCGCCTTCCTCAATTGCAGTCAGCTTGCCAGCAACCAGCTTGACAGCCACGCCAAAAGCCGAGGACACCTTAGCTTGATCAAAATAAGCTGCTTCAACCGTTGTTTCACTGGCGCGGGTGATATCGCCAGGCACGCCAGAAGGCGCACGATATAATATAGCCATTTCCTTATCTCCGTTTGTTATTTGTTTTTGTAAATTGTAGCGTTTATTTCATTCAATCTTTCAGCCGTAACAATGCCAGTCGCATTGATCTTGCTTGCAGTATCAAACGACCGCGAGGTGCTGGCCACCGCTTTCATGCGCTTTGCCTTGATCAGCTCAGAAGCGCCGATAAAAAGCATCACCTTGTCAGCCGAATCAAAAGACCGGCCAGCCAGCAATAAGTCAATCACTTCTTTTCCGTCTGTGGTGCTATAGGCGGCGTCTAGTGATTTTTGTATTACATCAGAACCATCACCAACCCCAGGCGCTAGAATTTCAGCACGGGAAATTATGTCTTCGTCCTCGCATTTTGCAGCTTGGTCATGGGCTGGTTCTTCCTGCTTTTCTTCTGCTGGCGCCTCATCTTCTGGCGCTTTGTCTTCTTGATTCTCAGGTTCAGGCGCGGCGTCGGTTTGTACTGCGTATCCAACCGAGCCAGGCAACACATATTGAACTGCTGGCGCTGTCTGTGAATGCATCGGCTCACCTACAACCTGCCTTAAACATGACTCAATTGAGGAAAGCCTAACTAAGATCTCGCCCAGGATTCCGTTTTGGTTGATTTCGTCAAATGCCTTTTCGGCATCCTTTTCATCCGTTACCGACTCATCAAAAGCCTTGCTAAACATCCCTACAACCTTGTCTTTTAAACTAGTTTTCATTTTAATTTCTCCTGAATCTGTTTGATGATCGAAAATAGCGCATTGCTTGCCAGCTCTGCCACGCGGTACCAATGCAATATGATTACCGATTATGTCGCGCTGAAAACCCCTGCCAGCGCCGACCTCGATCGTTTTAAGACTATAGCCAGCCGAAACCTCACGCAATCGTTTTGTTTTGACGGCATCAATTGCCTCCGCATCAGTTATAAGGAAATCACACAACACCTTATCGCCGCTTTCTCCTTCCCCTTTCCTGACGTTCTGAGCAATACCTACTGAATGCTCTTTCCAGTTTTCAGGGGTAACAAATACCGAGCCTCCATCATCGCTTGGGTGCAGCATCGTGATCGGCTTTCCCTCGAAACTTTTTAGAGTTTCCGGCCTGTGTATTTCAGCAATCGTCCTACTCAAAATAGTCGGACCATCGCCCGCAGTGATGGTCGTCTCGTCTGGCCGATACTCCATATCTCCAGCCCTAAGAATCGGCACGTCCTCACACACCAAAAACCCTTCTGGCGTTTCGCTTATTCTGTCTGACAATTGAGACACTGTATAAAATACATCTTTCAACTGAATGGCCCTTGTTTTTTGTGGTGCAAGTATCGTGCGAATTGAAAAGAATGGCAACCTATCGCCCAGAACCAAATATTACCTCTGCATAGCACCGGCAATTATATATTTCCCCTGGGTTGTGCGACTCGCCATCCGATAAAGTTGGCGGGCTACTGAAGTTGCAGACAGTCCCCTCCATCTCCGCGTGGCTTTCCCTTACATCTCCGTCCGCTGCGGTTCGCCAGATATATGTATCGGATCCTATTGATTGCGCCCGAGCCTGGGTAATTGCCGACGTTGCCTTTGCCGTTTCTGTTCTTGCGATTAGCGTAGCTCTAGCCGCGGTAACCGCCTCTGTCTCCAATAGCTTGGCCGCTGATTCTTCCGCCCTCATGCCAGTGATTACAGCATCCATTGATATTTTTTGCGCTCTAATCCCCGCCTCTAATGGCAAAGACCGAATCAACTGCACCTGCCTTTCCTGGAGCTGCCGCGCCACTTGCCCAATTCCGGAATCGGATATCAGATTTCTAAGCTCTAACCCAACTGATTTTGATGCTGCTATAAAGTCGGACCTCAGTCTTAACGAAACCCCTCGCAACATATCAGCCGCAACCTTTTCAGCCCACGGCCCCAGTAGGCTTGAATATGCAGCAAGTGAGGCTTTCATCTTATCTGGATCTTGAATTCTCCCGTTCACAATGTGCGGCTCCACAATATCGCCGACATTCTTTGCAACCCTACGAAGCGAAGCGCCGTATTTTTTCTCTATATTTTTAGGCGGGGTGAACTTTTTAGCCACGCCCAATTAGCCGTTTTATCCGATCGAACGCCCCGTTTTTTTCTGGCTGCTCGCCTTCTGGCTCATCGCCCCCAAGCTCTATTGCTACCGGCTCATCCATCCCCTCTGGAATTGGCGGCTCTTTCTCAGACGCCGCGTCGATCTCCTCTGACGTGATGTTGCTAAATACTCCTGAGTAATCGCTTGCCTGCTTCAATTCTTTCAGGGCTGTTGGCTCACCAATGACACCCTTTTCAAATGCCATTGTGATGGATTCTGTGATTGATTTTGCAATTGATACCTTCTCTGCCTGACTAGTTTGCCACAATGGCACAAAATCAAAATCAGCCGATTCCGGCTTGTCTCTGCCAAGGGTTGACCGATACACAACAGCCAAAAGACGATCGATACCCTCACGTAAATTTGCCTCTTGCTTTGAGTTGATATTGTCATAATAGAGACGTAGATCTGACTCGCCTGTGGCATTCATCCCGACGGGAGACTGCCCGAAAAACTTGACAAGAGGGATGCCCGACGCGCCCGATATCTGTTGACCGAACTGCAATATGACCTCTGGTAGACCTGTAAAAGTATAAGACCCTGCTGAAAATTCATCTTCCTTGTCTAGGAGAGTTAACCCTTCCGAAGTTTGCAGCAAGCGCATGTGGCCAAACATCTTTAATAAGTTCTCTTCTGGCTTGCCACCGGCAGATAGAATCTCTCTTAATTTGTTTATTTTAACCGTGCGTAAATATGCTTTCTGAATTAAGTTGGCCGCGCCAGCCGTTGCTGTATCAAAAGATATTAGTCGATCAAGCATTCTTTCTACAACGCTTTCACCCCAATACTCTTCTTGAGCCGCTTGGAACGCTGGTAGTTGAATTCCAACCTGCCTAATTAACCGGCTATGGTGAATTTTTAGGACTGGCTCGCCCCGCTTCATCGACTCAGATCCGATATTATACACAGCATATAATTCAGGAAGCCCAGCATTCGGCCCTGTTGGTATTAGGCTGCTTAGAATAGGCGCAACGTGCCATCTATCATAAACCCTAAGCCCGACAAACTGGCCTTTTTTTATTGTTGCTGTTCTTAATTCTTCTGCTGAATCTTGGCCGGCAATGTCTATGTAGGCAACAGCCCCGCCATATAACCGACCCCACTTGATGCAATCCTGCAATTT